TTTTTTGTAATGCGTTTTTAGCCATTAAGTTACCCTCCTTCTATTTCCTAACTTGATAGCTTTTTCAGTGTTAGATAATAAGGCATCCTCTATCCGTGTCAACCCTGTTGCTGCATTAACATTGTTCGGAATAGAAGCTGTTTTAATAGTTTCTTCTGACACTGGAACCGTGTCGCTTGGTACGTTAGGCTTGACTAAAGATGCTGTTTTTTTGTTATCAGGTAAGGGTAGACTTGATACCGGCTCTATTGTTTTGTTATCTTTGTTTTCAAAATACTCCCTAATTTTTATTAAATCATTTTGTATTCCTAATGATTGTATTTCAGGATAGTTATCAAAAAACATATCTAATTCATTATCACTCATACCTAAAGGAATTCCAGCCCATTTACCTATAATAGGACTTAACAGCTCTGTTGGATATATATCTGTAAATTGTAAATCTGGATTATGTTTTCTTAATCTTACAAATGCTTTTGGAAATAATGCAGAGTGTTCTTTCCAATCTGGTAAGGACGCAGGATAGTAAACTCCTCCAAATAAATATCTTAAAGATTTTTCACTAAATCCTTGTTTACCTTTCATCTCTTGAAATTGATCTGCAATAGTAAACCCAAGTGTTTTGTTTAATTCTGTAAATTCTAAAACATTAGACATTTCTCTATATCTATTTCTTTGTAATAATTCAAATTGTTCTACGAGATTTAATGGATTGTCTCTAATTTCATTAGGGTCAACAATGTTTTGATAAAAATATTTTCTAGTTTCATTTATTTTTTTAGACAGACCATTTACTACTGCCGCCATTTTACTAGCAGGATCATTTTTTGTAGCCGCTAGACCTAACATTAATTTTACAGCTTGGGCTAATGTATTAACTTGAGAATAAGTGCTATCTAAATCTTTGTCATAAGCATTAATAGTTTTTCTAACCCCATCAATTGTAGCTGGATTTACTGATCCATATAAATGAGCTAAGGCTTTTGCAGCAGACATTGCTACTCCATCAAATTTAGCGTTGTATATTATAAACCCTTCTTGAGTTTTTCCACCTCGAGCTCCAGGTAATAAAGTATTTTGAGGCATAATGTCTAAAACTCTTTCAAGTAAAATAGGTTCAGGAAGAAAAGAAGAAAACATCAAAGGTAATGCTCCCATTTTTTCATCTTCAATATCATAAAATAATTTTTCAAATACTCTACTAAATACTTTTTCTTCAGAATATTCTGGGTTGGTAAATATTTCGCTAGCTAATTCTACTGCACCTGTTACTTGAAAATAAGGATTTTCTAAAGTCATATCAAATTCCCAAAAAGACTTGTCTTTATCTATTTTACTAATAGGATAAGTTTTGTGTCCTTTTTTATACCAAGGAGAATAAAATTTTCTGTAAGCGTTCATAGTTTTTTCATCTATGTCTGTTAATAATTCTGATACTCCACCTATTGTTTTATCTACTCCATAAAGAGTAGTACTCATTCCAATTAATCTTCTTGCACCCATTCTTCTGACCCATGGATTAGATGAACCTAATTCTCTACCAGTGTACATAGCTGCACTTACTATATTTCTAATAATTTCTGAGTTAAACGCTATAAAATTTCCAAAAGGTAACCTTCTCCAGTTTCTTACAATAGCTGGAACCATTTGATAGTTAGGATAAACATTTTTAATATATTGTCCTGACAATTGTTTGATTGCATCTGAATGAGTTTTAGCAATTCCATCTAATCTAAAAGGATCCCATTTTAATTTAAAAACTTCATCCCATTGTTTAGCCATTAATTCTTGCCACACAATTTTTCCATCTAAAGCTTCTTTTAATAATTTTTTAGCTTCAGTTCTACCAGCAGCAGTAGATGCATCTCCAAATACTCCAGTTTTATACCACTCTTGCAATTGTTTTATTCTTGCATCGCTAGAGACTACTCTTCCATTTTTAGCAACCGTTACTCCTAAATCTCTAAAACCTAGTTTCAAAGCATTTGTAGCTGTAAATCCTACAGCTGGAATAGCGGGAACAAATTGAGATTTAGTAAACTCATAGCCATAAGCTTTCCAAGCGTTATCTGATCCTTGATAAAGTTCTGTTGCTTTTTTAAATACAGGGTTTTTCATTAAGTAACTAAACCATTCATCGGTAGAAGAAAATCTTCCTTTAGCAAAGTCAGCTATAATTGCTTCTACTTCGCCAGCTACTGCTGATGTATCAGTTACTCCGTATTTTACATACTCAGATAATTTTTCTCTTAATATTTTTTTATCTACACTTTTACCTGTTCCTATAATTTCTCCAAAAGTATATTGAATAGAGTCAATCATACTTGCTTGTCTACCCACATGACCATTTAATAATGCAAAAAATCCTGCAGTTTCAAAGTTACGAGCTTGTGTCATTACAGATAAAACTGTTTTACTTAACTGCGCTGTAGTTTTAGCTGCTAAATATTTTTTATATAGAGGAGACATTAAAAATTTATCTGTCCATAATGCATCACTTACAATCCCTTGAGCAATTTCTGGCACGGTGTAATAAGATTTACCTCCAGAATGTTTGTAAATATCATCTAATTTTAAAACACTTTGCTTAAATCCTGTAGTATCAATTGGCACAAGATTAACTCCCGTTAATCGTTTTGCAGTAGTTGCTACTCGATCTGATGCAGATTTAAAAATATAACCGTACTTTAATCCTTGATCTATAATTTTTTTGTTTGCTTGTAAGTGTCCTATTAAAGTAGCTTGTTTGGTAAGAGTATCTAAAATAACTGCTCTAGGATCTGTTACTTTACCCATTAATTCTTGAATAACGGGTGGTATTTTTTGTTTAGCTTTTAAAATTCCAGATGGTGGAATTAAAGAAGTAACAGCTTTTAACCTTTCTTGTACAGTAGTTCCTTCCATAGCTGCACCACCTCGTTTCATTATTCCTTCAATAATTCCTTTAGCGTCGGCTTCTATAATAGTATTACCTTGACCTTTATGAGAACTTCTTCTTAATAAATCTTCCATCCATTTTCTAGCTCGTGCTATAACTGCTTTTGATGGTCGCCAACTGCTTTCAAAAATTTGATATGAAGTTGTTAAATATCTACCAAGACCTTCTTTAATAATTTTTTTAACTCCTGCATCATCTACATATTTACTTAACACATTACTTAGTTCATCAATTTGACCTCTAATTTGTTTTACTAACGGAGATAAAGAAACATCTAAATTTTTAAGTGCTACTTTGTCTCCACCTAAAGCTTCGACTACATTCTTCCAATATTGTTCAACTCTTAAAGTACCTCCTCGTCCAATAATTCGACTACCCATTCCTACTTCAGCTAGTTTATAAATTTGACGTTCAATATTGTTTAAACTCATATCAACTATTTTTCTTTGAGTTTTAACAAATTCTTTTTCTTGTTGTTTAATAACAGCTAACTCACCTGGTAGTTTTCTATCAGTTCTAAGTGGAGTTAATATACCTCTATCAATTAATTTTAACCATCTGTCTCTCACCTCTGATAACCTATAACCCCCAACATCAGATAATAATTTCCAATCTTTCATAGGAGGAATTCCTGCTTTAGTTAAAACATCAAAACCTAATTTTGTTTTTACTTTAGATAATTTTTTAGCAGCAAATGGAAGTGGAGAATACTTACCTGTTAAAGTTCCTGCTACAACAGGTTCTACAAAAGTAATTACATCTCCTGTAACGTTAGCAATTGGAGCTACCACTTTACTTGCCACACCTTTAACAACAGGTACCGCTAATCCTTTAATAGCTATGTTTAATCCACCAATCAAAGCAGTTCCTTCTTTTCCAAATTTTAATCTGTTTCTTAATATTGCAGCCGCTTTCTTTTTGCCTACTAATTTTTGAGTATCTTCCATAGAAGTATTAAGTAAAGCTTGCATAAATTTACTATCGACTTTTGTAGATCCTGCAATTGGAGATAGGTTTATAGTTTTTCCACTAGCATCAGTTAAAGTTGTGTCTGTACTATCATCTCTAGTAATTGCTTCACCAAGACCATAAGCTAAAGTTCCTTCTCCAAATCTTTTTGCAGTTCCAACTAAAGACCAAGAACCATATTTTTGTGCTATGTTAGAAACATTTTTTATTTTAGGAATAGCAGGAGCTGTTTTTCCAAAAGTTTGTGATTTAGATAAAGACTCTATAACTCGTTTAGTATAACCAGGTGCTACTTTACCAGCAACTGAACCAAAAATTTTTAATATTTTTTTACCTGTAAAATAAGAAATACCAAATTGAGTTAAATCTTCTGCAAGTTCTTCTATACCCTCTCGTGAATCTTTTACTTCTGGCCAACGAGACTCTATATATTCTACTACGTTTGTTTCATTTCCTTTAGGTAAAGCATCAAACAAAGCAGCAGCAAATATTGTAGTACCTCTTGCACCTTTTTTAAAAGCAATCTCTATACCTTTTCTACTTTTAACTAACAGTTCTGATTCGTAAGCTTTTTTTCTTAACTTACCATAAGTATCAATTCTTAATTCTCTATCATAACGGTCGTCTCCTCCCATTAAAAAACCTTGGTTAAAAAGTTTTAATTTACCATATCTGGTTAAATCTTCTCTTAATGACGGGTTGTTTTGAGCAAGTTTAAATAAATAACCATATCCTTGAATTAATGCTGCTTTAGATCCAGCTTCTTTAGCTTTTTCTGCACTACCATATTGTTTAATAGCATCTAAATATTCTGATACAATTTGAGGATTATCCCTAAAGATATCCTTAAGACGCATTATATCATTTCGTTGTTTATCGCTTTTTATATTATTAATGTAATTAACTTCGTCATTACTTAATACTGAGTGCTTACTATAATCTTTCTTTTCTTCCACAAGATATTCTTCTGTAGAAGCATCTTTTATTTTTTCTTCAACAGAAGGAACAGTGTTTTCTTTTACTTCTTCAAGAATGTTAGTAACAGGTATACTATATGAAATGTTACCTTCAGTTAGGATCTCTTCAATAGTTTTTATTTTTTTTTCTGCCATGCATATTACACCATTGCATCCGACATTGGTAATACCAGACTAACTTGGTATTTATTATTAAACTCGTCAACTCCAGACTGATCTACTATGCTAGCAAAATCAGCAAAAGCATCTTTGTTGTAGTATATTAATTGTACAATATTATCTTCTACTTCAGCAGGTATTTTACTTCTAAATTCTTCATAAGTCATATCTACAGAAGGTTGTTTTTCTATTGTTTCTGTTGCTGACATATCTTCAGTAATAGTTTCGTTTGGTGTAGAAATAGTTTCTTCCATATTCATACTAGCTTTTATAGGTTGTGCACCTTCCATACCAGTTCCTGCTTGATAACCAACTCTACCACCTTCTGCTTTTGATTGTCCGTAGTATTTTTGAGCGTCTTTTTTAGCGTCTTCTAAAGAATATTCTTGACCAGGCAAAGCGTTTTTATTTTTAGCTTCGTAAATAATAAGTGCTAGTGCATCAATTTTTTCTGCTAATGTTGGTTTAACTGGCATCTTTCTAGCTATCTCATATTTTTCTTCTGTTTTTTGTCTCTCTGCTTTTTTAATAGCATCTTTAACCATAGCTACAGTTTCACCTGGTGCTAGTAAAGATGGGTCATTTATTTTAGCTTGTAATTCATCTATAATAAGTTTGTATTTAGCATCGACTGCTTGATACTGTTTATCAATTTCTATTTTTTTAGAATTAATTAATTGTTGTATTTCTAAAGCATTTTCTTGATCAGCGTCTCTATCTAAATCTTTTCTTATTTGTGCTTCTTCAGCTTCAAGATTAGATAAAGCAGCTAAGTCTTCTAAATTTTTTTGTTCATCTCTCTCTGCTGTAATGTTTTGTGCTTGTTCATAACCCATTTCACCACTTGTTTTTGCTGTGCCATCTGCTTTGTATGGACTTGCATACACACCAAATGATTTTATAATTTGATCTACGTTAGATAATCTTGGTTCTGTAATTTGAATTTTTTCTTCACCTATTTCTGTTAAACGTTCTTCTTCACCTGCATATCCACCTGGATACTGTACTAATCCTCTTCTAGGTGTATCTAAACCAGACGTGATGCCTGTTCCTTGCGCCGAGTAGCTCCTGCCACCCATCTTGAACATTGGTCTTTTTAAAATTCTATTATACATTATACCGGTACCATTAATCCTTGTCCTCTTTCACTAGCTTGAATCTGAGCTAAAGTTTGTGCTGGTGCTCCTCGTGTCATAGCAGATCCACCTAATGTAGTGTACATATTAGCAAAACCACCAATACCAGTTAGTAATGGATTAGGTGTAAATTTCTGCGTAGGTGAACCAGGCATTGCACCAGATACAGTACCGTAGATATTAGCTACATCTGTAATTCTATCTAGTGGCAGTTGATATGCACTTTGATTAGCTTGTGCTATTGCATTTAGTTTAGATTGTTCTAGTAACTGATCTTGTTGTCCTAGTGCATCAAACGCTGCAATGTTTTGTTGTTGTAGTCCAGGTACAAAAGTAGCCATTCCTTGTAGGTTAGCTAACTGTTGTTGCTGTTGTGTTAATGCTTGGTTGTATCCTTGACCATATAAACCTGCAAGTAATGCTGCTCTGTTTCTATCAGAGTTAGATTGATATTCAGCTTCTGCAACACCTTGTCTAGAACCACCAAAAGCTCCAGCAGTATATGCTGCTTGAGAAACATCTTGTTTACCAATTTGTGCTTGTCTATCAAAATCAGCCATTGTTGTTCTAATAACTTCTTGTTGATAAGGAGACATAAAGTCTTTGTAACCTTGTGCTGGATCTAATAATTGTTGTTGAGAAATATCATCTAGATAAGGTTGGTAACTTGCAACTCCTGTACCACCTGTAAATCCTGTAACTTGGCCACTAGCGTCTCTTTGTATTTGTCCTAATCCACCAAGATCTGCAATACCTTGTGCAGCTTGTTGTTGAAACGCAGTTTGCCCCGCAACTTGTGGAGTTAACTTTCCAACATCAATAGGAGTTCCTAGTTGCCCGATACCATACTTAAGAATATTTTGTCCGTAAGGTTGTAATACACCTGAAGGTAATAAACCAGCTGTTTCGTATTGTGTTGCCATTACGCTGTCATCCTTTTAGCTGTTGGTTGTGCTTCTAATGTTTTCATTGTGTCATACATTCTTTTTGCACCTTTGTTAATACTTCCTCCGCCTGCAGCTCTTACTGCATCGGCTGTAAATACAAATTCGTTTTTAGATAATCTAGCTGGTACATCATCTTTTTTTTCATACTCTCCAATTGGAACAAAGCCACCGTTAAATCTATAATCTTTTTCCATACCACCAAGATCCATAACGCCACCACCCATGTTAAATACTCCTCTTCCTTTTAACACATCGGCTTTAGTAATTTTACCATCTTTGTTTAAATCAGGGAAACCACCATTTTTTAAATTTGCTATTCCACCTTTAGCCATTTCTCTAGAATCAAAATACATAGCACCATCTAAATCAATAAGAAGTAGTCGTAATTCTTCATCACTATAATCAGACCCACTTAAACCAGGAAGTTCTGCAGAGTTAAAATGTTTTTTTAAAGTATTATAACTCATTTTACTTACATCATATGGATACTTACCAGCCATTTTTATATTTTCTGTTTCAGATACAGCATCTTCAATTTTAACAGTGCCATCAGTATTATCATCTTCTTTTACTCCAACCATTAATTCTACAGTTTCATCCATTACAGGACCTTCACCCATCATGTAACCAGGTCGACCACCGTTTCTTAAATTTGCTATTCCACCTTTAGCTTTGTTAACTATAATTTCTTCTATCATAGCATCATATTCTTTTTTTGATATCTCACCATTTTTATAAACTTGTGGTATTAAAAGTTTGTAATATTGCATTTTTGTTTCTTCATCTATTTTATCTTCAACATCATTAAACAAACCATTTAAGATAGCCATTTCTTCTGACTCATTTTCTTTTCTTGGAAAAGATATATTGCCACCGTAAGTTCCAAATGTAACTGTGTCAGCTTCTGCTTCTTGTATAGCTACACCATCTTCATTACTTCCAGATTCAAATCCCATTCTTTTTACAACACCTGGTGCTTTTTTTCTAAGAGCTGTAATACCTGCATTAGGATCGCCACCATTTTTTAAACCTATAATCCCACCTCGTGCAACTTTTTGAAAAGAAGTTACATCTGCTTTAGATTCAGGAATTCCTGTAATTTCCATTGGAGTTAAATTTATATCAACAGCAGCTTGTGCTTCTTGACCAGCTGCTTGTTGTTCTTGCATATATCTTTTATAAGCGTCTTCTGTTAGTTCATTTAGTTCTTTTTGATTTTTATAGTCTAAATACGCTTTACCTGCAGCACCCCCTATTTTAATAAGGTCTTTGTATTTATCTGCATATTCTAAAGCTGTATCGACGTAATCTAAAATACTCATGAATCTATATTCCTTTGAAATTGTTATATATTAAAAACGCAGGGATTTCACCTGAACTTATACTATTATCCCTTTTCACCCAATAAATCAAGAGGTGGCATGATAACCTTAACATCAATCTGGCCTTCGTCTTTACTTAGATTAGCTGCCTTATAAGCTGCTTCATCTTTGTAAATCTCCCCTGTTTTAGCATTTTTATATGTTGTAATAATTTCTGTTGGTTCAATTAATGGCACATCTTTGCCATCTACTTTAACGGTTTTCATCTAAGTCCTATCTTGTTGTAATACACTTATTGTAACTATTGGGCTTACTACATCAGAAAGCATTTGAATCTTATCTCCTTCTTCTAGTACTAATACAGTTGAATCATCTCCCTTTAAAAACTCATGTTTAATAGTGGTTGCTAACGAGTGTTTATCATAAATAAACGCTGTGCTTGATCCACTATCATGGATAGATAAAGTCAAAGCCGCTGTTCCTACATTAGCATTATAAACAGAAATAGATTTAATAATACCTACAGTAGCAGTTGGTACTGTATAACAGTCAGCTGTAGTAGCAGCAGCCAAAGTAGTAATATGAAGTTTATATGCATTAGCCATTATAGTCTTTTTATAATTTTAACTTAACTTATAAACAATGTAAAGGCTTCTTGTTCATCCTTTAATTGTTGTTGATATGTAGTATTCATTTTTTGTACAATAGATATTACATTATTAGCTAAGTTTTGAACATTTTGTTGATCAAACTCTGGTCCCTCTATTGTAGATATTACTTCTGATATTTTAGCCATTATCTTCTACCTCCTGCGTGTATGTCTAGTCTAAAAGTTCCTAGTCGCCAGTTTTCTCCCGTGCCAGTATTTGCTACTTTAAATGCAATCTGACGAGCTCGGATTCTAGTGTTAAGTTGAGTTGTACTTGTAGTTGCTGTAAAATTATTATTTACTGCACTACTGTTGGGAAAAGCTTTTGTACTTAATGTTACTTGTGCATTACCTGTTTGAGCACCAAAGTCTGGAATAAATCTACTAATACGCATCATGTATTCTCCTTCTCCGGGAAGGCCTTGATCTTTACTAATATCATAATCTCCAGATTCAATATTAGCTGCAATAGCGTTTGTAGTGCCATTAGAAAAAACTTCATCAGTTCCAATTTCATGTTGCCAAAAATAACTAGCACCATTAGTAACTCCATTTACAACAGGTTCAGTTGGTGTAACTCCCGTTACATATTGTGTAGCATAAGGTTTTCCATAAACTCCTTCTGGAGTCCAAGTAGTTCTAGCAAGTGAACTAGTAGTCCATATAGGATCTGCGTCACTAGACTCTATATAATTGTAACTAACTGATCGATTTACTTCATCTGATCCTTGACTACAATAAAACCAAGTTACTTCACCAAATAAATTATTTACTGCTCCGTGAATTTGTTGATTAGCATTAACATTAATATCTTCAAATACATAGTCTTCTACAAGACAAGGCATACTGTAAACTCTACCTCCTGTATATTTAAAGAAACCATTTGGTCCCATCCAATAAGCAACACCATCAATTTCTACTGGTGCATGTTGACTAGATATTCCACAGTTAGTTCCAACTTGTTCAAAGCCAAAAGTAAATGGTTGCCCTACAAATTTCATAGTATACATTGCTGTATCAGACCATACATATAAAGCTGTTTTACCAGCAATAACTGCCATCAATTTAGATCCATCAGGTAATCTTTGAGATCCCGCTGTGTTAGTTGCACTAGGTGTGTAAGAATCTGTAGCATTAATACTTTCTTGATCTGAAAATCTTACAAACATATCATCTTGAGTTCCTGGAGAACCTATCGTTGTTTCTGTTCCTATAAAAACTAAATGTCTATCAGGAGTAGAAACTGCCATATCTCTTGATGCTGTAGGTGCATTAGCTAAAACAGTTGCTCGATTTGTTAATCCTGCACCACTTAAAGGATCCCATTCAAATACTTTTTTATTATGTACTAAAGCTAATAAATTTTCTCCATAATTTAATAAACGCCATTGACCTGGCTCAATAACAACTTGAGCTGAAGAACTTGCACTTCCAT